TTAAGGTTATTGCCATGGAGAAAAGCACTCATACAATGCAGTATGTTTCACCGGATGAAATTAAAGATTATACACAAGAGGAAAACACTGCGAAATGGGATCTTGACTCTAATGGAGAACCTTCATGGGCTACCAGTGATTCAGTAATTGATGAACAAGAGAAGAAGTACAGAAAGGAACTTGAAGAAAGTGGTATGGACTTCTTTCTCCCTAGTGACGACGAAAAAAAACCTTATTCCTTCTAAGGATTAATATAAATGAGTAATTTTTATGATGCTTTTGATGAGCTTGGCGCACAGACTAGTGCCGAAGTTTCTGCGTATTCAAAAGTAAAAGATAAGAATGACGAGGACGTTCTAGCTTGGCTTAATCAGGTTAAAGATGCACTACTGGAGCAAGGGAAAAATAGAACTAATCGTCAGAGAGAAAATATGTTTCACTATCGAGGAGTTTCTCAGAGAAAATGGGAAAGAGATAGAGGAGCAGATAGAGGGCGTAGACTAAATAAAGTTAAACGACTTGTAGTAAACCATCTATTTGATCTAGTTGAAACTAAAGTTTCTCAAATGAATAGATTAAAGCCTGCTGTAGAAGTATTACCTACCAATGATGAATGGGAAGATAAGAGTGCTGCTAGAGTAGTAGACATGCTAATTAAGCACCTTTGGTATATTAATAACATTGATTACCTTTCTCAGAAAATGCACAGAGCTACTCGTATTTTTGGAGAATCTTACCTATTTGTGGATTGGGATTCTAGTAAGGGAGACCTGCACCCTGCGTATGTTGCTGCTAGAGATGCAGGACTAAAAGAGATTGAACTACCAGATGGTAGTGTTCACGACATGAAGAAAGAAGTTCGTACAGGAGATCTCTCTTATGAGATCGAGGTACCTTGGCGAGTAATGCTTCAGAGAAAACCATGTCTAGAAGAATCGGAATACTGTTTTAGAATTAAACTTATTCCAACGGATAAACTTAAAGAGGAATATCCAGAGAAAAAAGAGAAGATTAAAATTACTGATGATTTAAAGTCTTTCGATATGGAAGAGTTAAATGATCGTTATATTGAAGAACATACTGTAGTTTTTGAATTCTGGCACAAGGGAACTTCCCAATGTCCAGAGGGATCTTACATTAAATTTACTGGTGAGACAATTTTAGAAAAAGGTCCACATAAGTTTAGTCATAAGAAACTACCATTCATTAGGTTAACAGACCTTGATGCTCCAGACGTGCTAAATGGCGTATCTAAATTTGAAATGATTCTTCCTATTCAAAACATGTTAAATAATGGGGAATCGCTAATTGCTAAAAATATCTGGCTCATGGCTCACGCTAAATGGGTTATGCCTAGAGGAGCTGCCAAGATTGAACAATTAGGTAACGATAATACTATCATTCGATATCAAGGACCAACTCCTCCTCAAATGGTACAGACTGCTCCAAATCCTCCTGAAGTATATGCTTGGGTAGATAGTTTAAAGCAGAAAATGCAAACCATTTATGGATCACATGGTATTTCTAGAGGTGAAGTACCAAAGGGAATTACAGCCGCCTCTGCTCTACAATTCTTAAACGAGTTGGAAAATGAGAGAGCTACTACTGACATTGCTAAACATGGATTCATGATTAGAGAAATGGCTCAAATGACAATTTCAGTAGCTGCAGATAAGTATGACATTAATGATGGTCGTATGACTAGAATTGTTGGTGAAAACAATAAATACTTAATTAGGCATTTTGATGTTGCGAATCTTGATAAGAATTATGATGTACGTTATGATCTCTCTACGGGACTTCCTGAAACTAAGTCTGCAAGATATCAAAGGATTCTTGATGCCATGCAAAGAAATCCCCAAATGTTGCAGCCAGAGAGGTGGGAAGAATTGCTCGAATTTGCGAATGAGAAAAAGATGCAGACGCTTATATCCGAAGCAACCAAGGCAGCAGACTCGGAAAACGAAGACCTAATGGCAGGAGAGCCTGTAGCACTTCCTGAAGAATGGGAAGACCATATTCAACATTGGGATAGCCATGCCAGAGCTATGCAGAGCAGATCCTTTAAGGAAGAAGCTACTCCAGAAGTTAGAGCTGCTTTTAAAGAGCACTTACTCTACACTGAAATGGCAATGTATGAGAAGGCTAAAACTAATCCTCTCTTTCAGAGTAAGCTTGCTACATTGGTTAATTTTCCAATGTTCTACCATCCTGCAGTGGGGGCTCCAGTGAGTAAAGAACATCAGGAAGCTATGGTACAAGGACAAGCCAATAGAGGGGAAGCAGTAACTGGAATGATTCCGGGTACACCAAAAGAAGAAATGCAAGCAAATATAAATAATCAACAAGGTTAATATCTATGGAGGCAAACATGGAAAGTGAATCGGCAATGAGCCAATCAGAAGTAGTAATGGATTTCTCAGATCATGCAGTAGAATCATGGGATGAAGCAGATACTTATGAAGTGTCGGAAATATCAGGAGAGAATGATGAAGGAAATGTTGAACAAGGTCAAAATGAATCTGAAGATAATGCTGAAAGTAATGTATCTGAAGATGAGTCTGAAGGCTTTGAGTCTATCAGTGATTCTCTTGGAGAAGAAGGTAACGAAGATCAAAGCGAAGATAGCTCAGAAGCAAGTGAAGATAGCAGCGAAGCTGAAGGATCTGAAGCTTCTGGAGATGTAGAAGAAGAGAGTGCAAAATCCCTAGAAGAACTTATCGAGAGCGGTGAGTTCACTGTAAAGGCAAAAGTTGATGGAGAAGAAGTAGATGTTAGCCTTGCAGAGTTAAAATCTAATTATGCAGGTAAAGTGGCTTACGATAAGAAGTTTACTGAACTTGGTAATGAGAGAAAGTCCTTTGAAAGCGAAGTTGAAGAAGTTAATGGATACATTAATGAATTTGCAGCTAAGTTTAAAGAAGGTGATGGCATGGGAGCTATGAAGTTCTTTGCTGAGTTTGGAGGAGTACCTCCACATGAATTTGAAAAACAACTCATGCAGCAACTAATACCAAAGTTTCAGGAGTATCTAAATAAGAGTCCTGAACAAATTGATTTAGAATATAGACAGCAAGAAGCTGACTACTATAGACGACAATCAGAGTCCTTACAACAAAAATCTCAGTACGAGCAAGCCCAAGCGGAACTCAAGCTGAAATCAGAGGAACTAAGGGAAGCTCAAATGATTGACTCAGAAACTTGGACAGATGCAGAAGCACATCTCAAAGCCCATTTAGATGATCCAAGTCAAGCTACACCGGAACTCGTTCGTGACTTTATTATTGCGGAAAGAGCGGAGAACTTGATTGAATCAGTAGATGCAAAGCTAATTGAGAATGTTACATTGTTGGAGACAGTAGAATCAGTCATCAGAAATAACCCAGATTTCACAGATGATGACATTAAATCTCTACTCAGTCAAGGACAAGAAGAGTATGTTGAAAAGCCAAAGCAAGAGAAAGTCAAGAAACAGGTAGCGAAGAAAGTAATGGAATCGAAACCTAAACAGGAAGTTAAAAATGCCCAATTTGAGCCAGAGAAGGACAGTGAGGGTAATGAGATCGAAGATTGGGAAGATCTCTTTTATTAATAATAATTTAAAATAAACTATATAGGAGTTTAAAATGAGTTCATGGACATATGATTCATCGAATGAAGCTAACCTCATGAAAGTAAAATACGGTAAGCTCATCGAAAAACAATTCGCACAAGACAACGTTGTATTTGGTAGACTTAAGAAAATGGAACAATTTGTAGGTTCACAAATTGAAAGACCTATCATCCAATCTATCGGTGGTGGTATCGGTGCTGGTTCACTTCCAACTGCAAATGAAAACAAAGTAGCCAAGGCTATCATCACTTCTAAGAAAGTGTATGCCGTAACCTCTATTGATAGAGAAACTAAAGCTGCTGCTAAGAAAGATGAAGGATCATTCGTAAGAATGACTTCTTTCCCTGTTCAAATGGCTACTAAAGCATTTAACAGAAACCTTGAGCGTATGCTTACTAGAAAGTCTGCTGATGGAACTTCAGGAAATGGTGCTCTTATCAAAGGTAACGCAAGTAACGCTGTCGTTTCTGGTTCAGGTACTAGCTGTGATCCTTATGTTATTTCTTTCAGTGTTGCATCTACTTACTACCCTGCTGAGTTTCAGGCTATCGAGATTGGAGACCTAATCAATGTTAACTCTGAGACAACTGATCTTGAAGTTACTGATATTTCCGAAACTGTAGCCTCTGGTTACTCTACTGGATCTATCTCTGTTGTAGGTACTTCTTCTAGACTAGGTACTCTTGCTGCTGGTTGTGGTGCTGCTTTTGGTGCTACTGATTACCTTTACATGCAAGGATCTAAGGGTAATGAACTTCTTTCTCTTGGTGACGTTCTTAACGCATCTTCTGGATCACTTTACTCTGTAAATGTTGGTCGTAGATGGCAAGCTTACCAAAAACCTGCTGCTTCTTTTGCTCTTTCAACTGATCTTATGAACGATGTTGTTATCAACATGAAGAGACAGTGTGGAGAAGCTCCAAACCTTATCCTTATGGGACATCACCAGTATATTAAATTCCTTAACCTTCTAGAGGACCAAAAGGTTTATAACCTTCCTGCTAAGGATAAGAAATTTAAAGGTCAAGTTTCTTTTTCTGCAATTGAGTACATCTCTCCAGATGGAGCAATTCCAGTAGTTCTTTCAAGATTTATTGACAGTGATGAAGTTTACTTCCTAAACGACAAGCACATGGAACTTCACCTTAGACCGGGTGGATTCGAGTGGTTTGACGATGACGGTACTGTATTCCTTAGAGAGTCTACTGACTCTTACGAGGCAAGATATGGTGGTTACGGTCAATTCTTCGTTAACCCTCACTTCCAAGGTATTTTAACTGGACTTTCAGTCTAATTAAATAAGGGTCGGAGCTGAAAGGCTCCGGCTCTACTTTTTGGAGCTTTAATGACCTTTGAAGAACTAAGCACATATAATGAAACACAGATTCCAGTAGGGCACCCTGCCCATCCTCTTGAAGCTGTCATTAAACGAGAAGTATTACCACAGAAAGATCCGCATGATGTAGAGCATGAGGAAATGCTAAAGCATTGGGGACATGAAAACCTTAAAGCTAACAAGCTTACTTTCAGGAAAGATGAAAAGGGTGAGTACTTTGTAGATCGCTTTTGGCATATTGCACTTCACCATAGATACTGGAAAGAGATTGGAATTAGAGAAGAGTATGTGAAGGACTTTGAAGAAAAGTATTGCTCAGTGGAGGAAGTCCCTCTACCAGAAAAAGAAATAGCTCAGGACTTGCCTGAGTATTAATCAATAACCCTCCCAAGGGAGACAGGAGAATCTTATGGAAAGATCAATTAAATCGAAACAAAGACAAGTTGTAGAATTTAATGTAATTGCTAACGCTGCAGGTACAGCCCTTTCTGGACTAGATCAAAATCAAGTAACTATGACAGACACTGGTACTGGAGATAAACTTATTACTCTTCCAGAGCCTTTGAATGACGCTGTTGTTCAAGTCTCAGTAGCTACTGCTGATGCCATTGCTCAGGTTGGAACTATTACTAGTACATCTGTTCAAGTTCTATCTTTTGACGCAACTGACGGTACTACAGCTAAAGATGCTATTGTTCACATTAGAATTATCGGATCTAAAGTAGCTGATCGTTACTAATAAATAAGCGTAGGGGATCGCCTCCTTCCCCTGCTCCTGAGTACGAGTCTAAACTGCTCTCCTTTGGAGAACTATGGTAACATTAAATAAATTTCATAAAAATAAATTTTTTACAAAAATACAACATGCTTCCTCCGCTAGTGGAGTAATTGGATTGCCTAAATATGAAGTTTTTGGAGAAAATATTCTAAGAGTAGTTACTGACTTTACCTCTTCAGGAATATTAACTTTAGAAGCCAGAATTAAGCATTCTGAAACTTGGGAAAATTTAGGTACATTGGTTGCAGATGGAGATAGTGAAGAATTTGATATAGGCAGTTATGATTATATTAGATTTAATTTTACAACTCCTTCGGGAAGCTCAGGACAGGTAGGTGTTTCGGGTTTTTTTAAAGGCTCTGCTTCTTCTGCAAGTGGAGCCGGATTTAATCTAATACAGCCTGACGCAGGAACAG